TTCACCCAAATGGTTGACGAGTTCACCCGTGGTTGGGGTAGTAATGATGACAAGGCACGTTTTGAGGCTAAGGTTGTCAAGAGTGACATCTTTTTCCTTGATGATGTTGGCAAGGAGTTCCGTACTAAGAACAACCTGAGTGAGGCGACATTTGACCATGTCTTACGCCAACGTGCATTAGACAACCGACCAACCTTCATCACCACAAACATGGATGAAAAGGATTTGGCTGAAGGTTACGGTAGTGCCATCTTTTCTCTCTTGAAAGAGCGAATGATAGTACATAAAATGGATGGTGCTGACTACCGTGAGTTTGCTAGAAATAGAACGTTAGATGAAATTTCTGACGGAATTATTAGGAAGATTAGATAGTTAATGTATTTAAAAGGGTGGATGACAGAAGAAGCTCAAAGAAAAGTTGATTCTTTCATAAGTTTAGGTTACAATCTAGAAGTTATTTATAAAGAAGATATGGACAAATTAGATATGGGAGTTGGTGGTTACTACGGATATTGAAAAGGCCTTCGTGCCGCACTTTACAAAGTTAGACAGTATTAAAGTAATCTGGGATAAAGGTGTAAGGGCAGAACACTTTTTTGATGAGGGTGTCCGTGAACTCTTTGAGTATTCAATTGAGTATTACATTAAGAGTGAATTCAAGCAAACTATTACTAGAGAGTTCCTGGAAGAAAAGTTTTCTGACTACTTCGTTAAGAGCGAATGGCCTGATGGTGAATACCTAGTTATTGTATTGATTGAAGAGTTGTTAACTAAGTATCGCAAGACGACAACTCAGAATGTTTTACTCAAGGCGGCACATGAACTAGATGTTGACCCAGAGGCAGGTATTACTCTTGCACTCAACAACTTGACTAAGATTCAAAGTGATACAGCGACTAGGGAACGCATTGAGATTTACGGTGAAGGTTATGAACGCCGTACCAATGAGTATGTAGATAACCAGTTGAACAATACTAAGTCCAAGCAAGGTATTTACTTGGGCTGGGATGAATTGAACAGTCATACATATGGTATTCAAAAGGGTGAACTTGCAGTTGTTGTAGGTATTCCGAACGTTGGTAAGTCATGGGTTGGTAGTCACATTGCACTCGAGGCTGCTAAGCGTAAGAATAAGGTTTACTTTGCATCACTAGAACTTCGCAAGGAATTGACTTTAATGCGCCTTGACTGCCTTGCAAGCGGTGTTCCGTATAGTCGCTATGAACGTGGTGAACTAACTCCTCATGAGTTAAAGCGACTCAAAGAGGCACGGGAAGAGATTATGGAGTATGGTGAGTATTTGTTGATTGACTCACCTAGTCGTAAGAGTGAACGTACAGTGTTAGAGTTGTATTCCAAGGCAAAGCACTGGGGTGCTGACCTTATTGTAGGTGACCAGTTGTCTTGGTTGACTACTGAAAAGAATTACGGTACAGTAAGTAATGTACAGTCATTGCAGATGGCGGAAGTCATTAATGATGTTGCCTCAATTAACCGTGAAATGGGTATGGCATCTATTTGGCTTGCACAGTTCAACCGTGAGGCTACTAATAGCAAGAAGAAGCGTGGTGACCTTGGACAAATTGGTCTTTCATCACAGATTGAACAGATTGTTGACTGGGCCTTTGGTATTGGTTGTACTAAGGAAATGAAGTCGCAAGAAGCACTCGTACTTGATATTATGAAGTCTCGCCGTAGTGATTTGAAATCATGGTTAATGAGTTTTGAACTTAAGGACCGTACTAAGTTAGAAGTGGTTAGGACTTTTGAAGATGAATAGAATACCCCGTAAGAAGAAAAAGAAGATGTCTGTTTTCAAAGTTAGTTTTGACTCAGTAGAGTGGAATGAAATTAGGAAGTTGGCGAAAGCAAAAGGCATGAGGCCCGGTGAGTATATCCAACGTGCCTTGATTAAGTATGTTGAAAGACTCCGCCATGATGAAGTTGAGTGACATCTTTAGAGGCCTTGACGCTGAAGGTGTATTAAAAGATTTATTGAATGTTCATGAGATTACTGAGATGGGTGATGAGTTAATCCATTCATGTAAGTTGCCTTTTGGCATGCATAAGAACGGTGATGTTAACCCTAGTGCAAGTTTGAACAGGAAGGACCTTGTCTTTAACTGCTTCACTTGTGGTGGTGGTAGTATTGTCTGGTTAGTTCAAAATGTATTGGACATTGACCGTGATAGTGCAATCGCTGAATTAAAGAATTATGCCAGTGGTTTAAAAGTAATTCCAATAGAAGAGTTCATGGAGAAGTTGAACAAACTATTTACAGATGAGGAAGTAAGAAAGTATGAAATACCAGTCTACAATGAAAAGATTCTCAACCGTTGGGTTCAAACTGCTGACTACCTTACTTCTAGGGGTGTTAGTGAACAGGTGCAGAAAGAGATGCGGACAGGAGTTGACAAAGACCGCACAGAATATAGAAAACTGGCTAACGGACAAGATATTGTTAGTCTTTCAAGGGTAGTAATTCCACACTTCATTAACGGTAAGTTGGTTGGTTGGGTTGCAAGGAAGATTGACAATATTGACGGTGTAAGTAAGTACAAGAACTCCAAGGGTTTCCCAAGACAATACTCACTGTATAACCAAGACAACGTTAAGGGTATGAAGTGTATTTATGTAGTTGAAAGTCCCATGAGTGTCCTTGTACTTAAGTCAAGGGGTATTGAGAATGTGGTTGCAACCTTTGGTGCAAAGTTTTCAGAACCCCAAGTACAATTACTTAGGAACTTTAAGGAAGTAACTGTCTTTATGGACGGTGATGCTCCAGGTAGAAGTGCTTCTATGAATTTAATTAAGTCATTAAGTCACTATACTAATGTAAGGGTCATTGATACACCAGACGGTGAAGACCCGGCAAGTCTAGATAAAATACCAAGCAGTGTAGGCCACTTTGTTTATGAACTTTCAAAATGTGGTTGATTTGTCACTCAATGGTATATAAACTAGTAAATGCAGTAACCAATAACCAAAATAAAAAAAGGAAACTAAAATGGCACTAAAAAAGGGTATGGAAGCAGTTAAGGAAAGCCTTGAGCGTTCCCAGCGGAGTTCTTCCCCATCAAACACTTACACAGAGACCAACTGGTTCTACTGGAAGGCTGGAGAGACGAAGGCAGTTCGCTTCCTCACAGACGCCAACGACATCTTTGTAGTCCCAGTTCACGAGAATGTTCCTTCCCACGATGGAAAGACTAAGACGTTCGTTTGCCGTAAGGCCTTCGATGCTCCTTGTGAACTTTGTGACAACAAGGTCTACCGACGTGATGTTGGTTACGGTGTTGCAGTTCTTCGTGAAGAAGTTTACGAGGAAGTTGACGGTAAGAAGAAGTTGACCGGTTACCGTGATGTGACTAGCACCTATGAGGTTGAAGAAAACGGGAAGACTGTTCTTAAGAAGAAGCCTTACGTTGGTATCATCTCACAGGGTATGCGCAACTTCTGGAACCAGATTGCTGTTATTTCAGAGAAGTACGGTTCACTTAATGAGCGTGAGATTGAAATCATGCGCCAAGGTGCCGGTACGGACACAACTTACATGGCCTTTGCATTGGACAAGAAGGAAATCGAGAACATTAGTACTCGTTACTCCAAGTTTGTTCCAGACATTGAGGCATTCCTGAACCGCATTGGTTCACAGGAATACTACGATGCACAACTTCGTGGTGTCAAGCCTGAGGCAAAGGATGACTTCTCAACTCCCACAACTTCGAAGGTTGTTGAGGATGAGTATGAGGACGAAGAGTATGTTGACATTGAAGAGGCAACTACTGCAGACCGGTTGAAGGCAAAGCTCAACGGTTAACAAGTTTAGGAAGTCCCGGTGAGGTCAAGTTCCATGGATGGCACACTTGATTTCACCGGGATTTTCTATTAATATAGTGAATTACTAAGTAAGGAGTAAAATGGTTGACTCATATGTTCACCTTCATGTTCACACTGAACACAGTTTTCTAGACTAAGCAAATAATGTATATAGCCGGTTTATTTGTCTTAGTAGTATGAAAAAAATAACTATTACAGAAAAACAAAAAGCCTTAATAAAAGAACTTTCTCTGCAGAATAAGTCTATAAATTATATGGTAGACAAACTAAATGTCCCTCGACAGGTTATAGTTAGAAGTATAAAAGAACTAGGGTTGGATTATGACTTCTCGGGCAAAAGTAGAAAGTCCCAATCAGTTAGTTTAGGGTGGGAAAATAGACAAAGAGAAGTATCATATAGATATGACTTAGTTTGCCTAAACTGTAAAAGGGATTTTAGGTCTACCGTTAGAGAGTTAAAATATTGTAGTAGAGACTGCTATTATAAAGGACGCCCAAAAGGTCATAATGAAGATAATCAAGTTTGTATAGGTTGTGGAGTTTCATTCATTTCCTATAACTCTAATAAAAGAAAATATTGTTCAAAAAAATGTTTTTATAATTGTACTTGGGAAGAAAGAACAGAAAGAGCACTAGAGATAAGAGGAAATGGTTATAGTCATTGGACATGGTACAATGGTATACACTTTAGGAGTACTTGGGAAGCTCGAGTAGCTAAGACTCTTGATGAAAATAACATACTTTGGGAATATGAACAATATAGGGTTGATTTAAACACCGGTGTACTTTATAATAAAAAACAACAGAAAAAAATCTTAAAGAGTAGAAAGGTTTGGACTTACCTCCCCGATTTTTACCTACCAGAGTTCAATATTTGGTTAGAAGTAAAAGGTTGGTGGAGGGGTCCTGACTTAGAAAAAGTTAAGCGTTTTAAAGAGTTAGGCTACCACTTAACAACTGTTGAGGAGGTAGATATGAAGGAGGTGGTATTATTATGACGGATAATCTTGTGCATTTGCATGTTCACACAGAACATTCGTTTCTTTGACTTGATGGTCTGAGCACTATCAAGCAGTTGGTTGATAGGGTGGTTGAACTCGGTCAAACAGCAGTTGCTATTACTGACCATGGTGAGGTTTCTGGTCACTATCGACTCCAGAATGAGTGCGATAAGCAAGGCATCAAACCAATTTTCGGTATGGAAGGTTATTTTTGTGATGACCGTTTCGATAAGACTGGTAAGAAGGGTGCAAACTATGACCACATGACGGTCATTGCACTAACACAAAAAGGTCTTGAGAACTTGTGGGCTTTGAGTAGTCGGGCGTACATTGAAGGTAGTTACTACGGTAACCCACGTTTTGACTGGGAATTGTTGAATGAGTATAAAGAAGGACTCATGATTACCGGTGGGTGCATGGGTGGTTGTGTTGGTAAGTTCCTTCACGGTGAAACTCGTAACTATGAGAAGGCAGTTGAACGAGTTTCACGCCTTCAAGCAATGTTCGGTGACAACTTCTACTTAGAGTTGCACACTTATTTAAGTGATGAAAGTATCCTTTGGAATAAAAGGGTTGCAGAGATTGCACAGGACTTTTCCGTACCATTGATTGCTGTAAGTGACGCACACTACGCTAAACCAGATGACTGGTACGCCCACGAGTTGATGACAGCGGTTCAAATGGGCAAGCACATGGATGACCCGGACCGATTCTCATACGGTCCTAATCAGTTGTGTTTGTTTAGTGAGCAGGAAACTCGTGACCGACTAAGTTACTTGCCAAGTGCAGTTGTTGACCAGGCAATTAAGAATACTACGGTTATTGGTGAGAAGGCAAACGCAAGAATGCCGGAAGCAAAGACCATGCCTGTATTCCTTTCAACGCCTGAACAAGATGAAAGACGACTTGAAAAGAATGTTGAGGAGGGGTTTCAACGTAAGGTTGTTCCGTATATCAAAGAAGAAGAACTTCCGGTTTATATAGAAAGACTTCGTTACGAAACTGAACTAATCAATAAAAAGGGTTATGCAGGTTACTTTTTGATGGTGCAAGACATTATTGTCTGGAGTAAGAACGAAGGACACTTGGTTGGTCCTAGTCGTGGTTCTGTCGGTGGTTCATTACTTGCCTTTTGCCTAGACATCACAGAAGTTGAACCTATTAAGGCAAACTTGTTGTTTGAGCGGTTCCTTGACCCAGAACGTGACTCAATGCCTGACATTGACATTGACTTTCCACGAGTTGAACGTCACTTGGTACGTGAATACTTGGAAGGCAAGTACGGTAAGTTCAATATTTCAAGTGTTGGTACATTGAACACTTTAGGTGTAAAACAAACACTCCGTGACTTGTGTCGTGGATTGAACATTAGTAAAGCAGAGTCTGACCAGATTTGCAACATCATTGAGGGTCAGTGGGACCAAGTGTTTATGGGTCAGGAAACCCAGTGGGATAAGATTGAGGTTTACTATACCAAGGAGTTTGCACCTTGGAAGAAGAAGTATCCTAAGTTGTTTGAGATGATGCCAGAGTTCCTTGACCACATCAGACACGCTTCAGCACACGCTGCTGGTGTCGTAGTGTCAAAAGAATCATTGATTGGTAAACTTCCACTACGGTTTAAGAATGATGACATTAGAACGCAATTTGACAAGTGGGACGTTGAGGAGTTAGGGTTCGTTAAGATTGACGTTCTAGGACTTCGTACACTAAGTACGTTGATGGCAGCGTTTAATCTAATCAAAGAAAACCACGGTAACGTATTGCCTCACTTCTATGAGTGGCAGTATCGGTGGGAAGAGTTTTACGATGACCCGGCAGTATGGGAAACTATTTGTGCCGGTCATAACATGGGCATCTTCCAACTAGAAACAAACAACCTGCAAGGCCTTGTAAGACGGTTTAACCCCAAAGACATTGAAGACCTTACGACAATGATTGCTGTATGTCGCCCAGGTATTACTCGTACAACTGACCCAGAAACTGGTTTGAATCTACTTGAACTGTACCTGCAAAAGAAGGACGGTAAGCGTAAGGTTACATATAAGCACCCAAACATTGAAAAAGTGTTAGGGTCAACTTTCGGTAACTTTATTTACCAGGAACAGATTATGCAGATGTGTGTGGAGCTTGCAGGTTACTCACTTGGTGAAACTGACCGTGTTCGTCGTATCATGGGTAAACAGCAGTTGGACAAGATGAAGAAGGAAAAGGTCAACTTTGTTGCTGGTTGCTTAAAGCAAGGTGTTAGTGAAGATATTGCTTCTAGTGTCTTTAATGAAATGATTGCCTTCGGTACCTACGGTTATAACAAGAGTCACTCATGGGGTTATGCACTTATTTCCTACTGGTGTGCTTACTTGAAGCACTATTACCCTAGGGAGTATATGGCAGCATTGTTCCGCACTAATCCTGAGATGACTGTTTTGTACACTCGTGAGTGCAAGCGTATGGGTATCCCGGTATTAGGACCAGACATCTACGAATCTGGTGCTAGGTTTACTTTGACAAAGAGTGGTTCAATTAGATACGGACTTGCAAGTGTTAAGTATGTATCAGGTGGTGCAACTGACCTTGCTAGGATTGGTCCATTTGTTGATATGGCAGAGTTTGTTGCAAAGGTGCCTAGTAAAAAGATTAATAAAAGAGCAGCAATCTCACTGATTAAGTGTGGTGTGTTTGACTCTATGTGTGGAGATTCAAAGACTGCATTGTATGAATACTTTAAGGCCCGTAAGGACTTTAAGAACATTGACGGTCAATGCCAAAACACCTGTGAGTTTTGTCACGGTAGTTTGCCGGCCTTTGATTGCTACGCTGACTTACAAGAAAACATCCATGATAGAGTTATGCATGAGCGTGAACTATTGGGCAGTTTGATTACCAGTGACCCACTTGGTGAGTATCGAGAGATTATCCAGGAAGAGCAGAACTTCCCGGGTGAGTCAAAGATGTTCAAGGGTGAGAAAGCAATG